ACTTTGCTGCTTTAACTTGAGGAAGATTCTGAACTAAACCACCAAGAGCAAAGTTCTGAACTAAACCACCACCAGACATTCCCCTTCTATTCATAAGTAATGCTCTATCACGAGCAGATATTCCTCCCTTTGCTGATATACTAGTAGTATCTGCTTGTGCTTTCAAGAACAATCTATTCGCTGCTGTGCCTGGTATATCTTTATTAATATCAAATGCTATATCTGCTTTGAAATTAGGATTATCTAATGTCTCACCTTTAATATAAAGTGCTTTTTTAATAAGTGCTTCCTTAACTTCTGGTTCTATTGAGTCGTTATTCTGAAGCATTTCAAGTCCTTTATGAAATTCAGCCTCACCTTGAGCCATTATAAACTCACCAAAGTTTGGCATCTTCCCATCTCTATCCAACTTTAATTTAATACCATTATAAGCCTCAGGATTCTCATCAACTGCTGCATTCTGTTCCTCCATAAACATCATTAATGAAGGACCAGTTGCTGCCGCAATTTCTTCTGAGGTCATAGGAGTTGCTTGACCATTGGTTCCAGGAATCATTGGTTCTTGAGGAATTGCCTTAGCAGTACCACCTTCACTATATGCAGGTATAGATCCTCTAATTCCTCCCATTCCCATACCACGTTCTTTCTTTTTCTTCTCCTCTACCTGAACAACAGGAATATTTGTACCACCAGCAGCAGCATTCATACCCTCTAAAGTATCAACTCCAAATTTCTGTACAGCACCCTTAGTCATAACAAACTCACCTGGAGTTAGCATTGCAGGAACTGTATCCTTATCCCCTTTTCCAGGAACAGTACCACCTTTATTAAGACCAACAGGTTTCTGTTGTTCCTGCTGTTTCTCTATATCTACAGGTGCTTTTTCCTTCCCTTGTTCTTGTTCTGCTTGCTGTCTTGGATCTGACTTAACTTCCTTTTCATCTTGAGGTAAGTCAGTTGACATACCAATTTCTTTACTAATACCTTTACCAGCATCAGTAAATTCTGCATCAACTTCCTTATCTAATTTCTCATTTTCTTTATCACCTCCCATCAAGAATTTTCCAATTTGACCTGGTAATCCCATTAACCATTTCACTGCATTAATAACTTTAGGAAGTGCCCATGCTATTAGTACCACAGTACCTATTATCATTCCACCTGTTCCAAATAATGCAGGAAGAAATGCCATAGCACTTGCTAACAATACAGGCCACCAATCTCTTAAGAATCTAACAAAAGATTTAATCTTATCTGCATTCTCTGGATTACCAAACCAATCCATGATCTTCATCAAAGCCTTTCCAAACAAAATAGTCGTTAAGAAATTAACAAACTTATCCCATATACTTTGGAAAGGTGCCATTGCTTTCTTGGATGCACCTTCAAGTGCCTTTCCAACCTTACCTTTACCCTCTAATTTTTTCTCATCTTTTTCAGCATCTTTCTGCTCTTTCTGTACACGAGCATCCTCTTTAGTATCCTTTTGCTCCTCAAATTGTTCCTTTAAAGTATTAAAAATTGAATCTACAGTATCAGCAATAGTTGAAATGGATTTACCCATTCCACTCAAAACATTTTCTGCTTTACCTTCGCCTTCTGAAGTTCCTTCCTCAGAAGAACCTTCATCTGGAAGTTTAATACTCTCAGGATTAAAAGTTTCACCTTTAAATATTGCAATTCTTTCTTCCTTACTTAAATAACCACCTTTATCATCTTCACCAAACACCCGTGATTTAAAATCATCATCTAATGGAGTTCCTCTCTTTATATCTTCAGGTTTTATTTTTCTTTTATTAATCTTAAAGGGAGGTTTCTTTTCACCATCTAATAAACGTACCTTCTTAGGATCCTTCGGATCAATCTTAGTAGCAACATCAGATCCTCCTTCATCATCACCACCTACTTCCGACTCTCCTCCTGTACGTACATCATCTATTAGATCATCCAATTCTGGAGGAATCTCTTCTTTATCATCGTCATCAAAAATACCACTAATATCTGGATTCTGTGATTTATCAGGTGTTTTATCTTCTATCTCTTCTACTTTATCCTCTACTGCTTCTTCTACTACTTCTTCTACTACTACTTCTACTTCTTCTACTACTTCTTCTACAGTATCTATTATTTCTACTCCCTCTTCTTCTAACTTAGCAACTCTATCCTCCAACCCAAGTACTCGACTTAAAGTTTTCCTTTGCATCCCAAAGGATTTACTCAGTGTCTTATGCAACTGAGAAACTTCAGTTGCTAATCCTTTCTCAAGACCTTCAACATTAGACGCTAGCTTATAATGAGGATCAAATTTTCCCCTTAAATCTCCTATTATATTTTTATTGTTGCTAGGCATTCGCTTGCTGTTGCTTTAATTTTTCTTCTTCTAGGTGTTGTTGAAGAAGCCCCACATAGATGTCTCGTTCCCAAGGCATCATATTCTCAATCTCTGTCAAGCTATATTTATGGTACTGTATCAAAGCAAAATTTAATCTAAAGTAATTCTCCAGACTCATATGAGTCATGGCTACCCGAAAAAAGATGCTAATCCCTCAAGTACTACTTCACTTGTTTTCTTAGTATTAGGATTAGTAATACTAATTGTATGAGATAACTTAGGCATTGTCTCAAAGAATTTCTCAATACCTTTAAATTGAGTAGAATTCATTGACTCAAGAAACTCATTAATCTCTTTCTTAGTACAATCAGCAGCTGCCCATACCTCTTCTTCATTATATATTTTATCAATACAAGATCCAATCAAATCAAAAGATTGCTGCATCGCATTCTTCTCATCAAACTCAAAGTTATTCTTAATAAATTGATCGAGTGAAGGATACTTCAACTCCATCATAATATTATCATCTAGTCGAATTTTATTATCATGCTCATCATTCTTCTGAACTTGTATATCATCCAGATTAATACTAATTGCCACACTTGTTTTTTCATCGTCAGGACATATAACATTTACATCCAACTCTTCTCCAACAGACTTACCACGAATATTGAGGAACAAATATTCAATATCAAAAGTAGGAAGTTTCTCTACTTTAATTCCTTTTGTAAGAACACAACTCTTTAGTACTGCTTTGATAGCATTTGTAATTTGTTTAGTATCCTCACTCTCTAATGCAATAACGAGAACCTTCTCCTCTTTAACAAGGAAAGGTCTATATCTAATTGTCTCTCCAGAAGATGGTATCTCCAACTCATAGGTCGGGGTTGATATTTTTGGTAAAGGCATAATATCCTAATACAATTCAGTGTACTTTATTTATACGCTTTATCTTAACCTATTGTCAACAAATCCTGCAGCATATCCACCTGCTATATCACCTAAAAGATCATCACCAGTTAATGCATCTACACCAGCATTGACTAACCCACCAACAATAGAACCAAATATAGATCCATTTCTTCCAGCTTGTTGCACAGGATTAATTAAAGTAGGTGAAAGTGGATTAGGTACTGAAACTCCAGCAACAGGTTGAGGTAATGAAATAGGATCCACAGCCTTCAACGAATCCACAATCAAATATCTCAAATAAGTCATTGATACAGTACATTTTAATAAAGAAGATGCATCATAAGAAACTGGCATTGAAGTTATCTGAATAGGATATGCTCTAATAAATTCATATTCTATTTGCTGTCTTCTATCCTTTTCAAACTTTCTTATCTTTAATCCCTGATCAGCAACATATGTATCTGGGTAATTTAATTCATAATGATATGCTTTACTTTTTACATCATCTGACGATTCACTATCAGGTTCATTAACAACATACTTTATCCATGATTCAAAAAATTTAATTGGTAAATATTCTTTTGCATCCACAAAAAATGTAAAATCAATTCTATCATCAAAGATTCTTCTATGAGCATATCTTTCAGTAACTCCAACAAAATCATTATTAATTTCCATCGTGGCAAGAGAAGATCCAGGAAGAGATGCCTCCGCACACATTATATTTAACTTATCATTAGTCTTTAAACCTGAACCTGTATTAGGTACAGGAATCTCTACTTCAAAAATAGAAGTAGTTGCAGGTCTGAGTAAATCAGACTTAATCTTAGAAACAGATCTTACTTTTCCTAACTGTGCCATCTATAAATACTATTTGACCTTATATATTATGTATGGCCGAAAGTAAAAAGAGTTTATATAAACCAA